AATCAGTCTGATGCTGATGCTGTCAAAGCAACAACAGTCACTATGAATGGTGTAACATATGCTCCAAAACACTATGCTAACTCTACTGTAGTAAGTGAGTAATTAAATGCCAGAATATGAGTCTATAAGAACATCTAGACAAATTGAAAATAGAAATTTTCTAAGTCCAACTGGATTTAGATTTTCTCTTCGTAGAAGTCCAAAATCAGCATTCTTTTGTAATCAGGTCAATATTCCTGATATTCAATTGGGTATTGCAAATCAAGCAACTTACTTAAGGGACATTCCAGTTCCAGGAGATAAGATTGATTTTGGTGATTTAAATATAAGATTTTTAATTGACGAAGATCTTGGAAACTATATGGAAATTCAGAAATGGATACGTGGATTAGGATTTCCCGAAAATTTAAATCAATTTGAAGATCTAGAAAGTCAAGCAGAAGTGTTTGGAAAATATGCCAATGATCAGGATAACATTTATTCTGATGGAACTCTTAGTATACTAACCAATAACTTGATTCCAAAATATCAAGTTTTCTTTAAAGGTCTTTTCCCATACAGTTTATCTACGTTAACATTTGATGCTACACAAACTGATCAGGAATACTTTACAGCAGACGTTGCTTTCAAGTATACTATGTACAATATAGTTGATATTAACAACAAACCTTTATGATCGATCTTGATAAACTTCAAGAGATGTGGGAGAATGATTCAAAAATTGATAGAGATAATTTACATGAAGAATCTCTAGGTATCCCCTCTCTACATGCAAAATACTTTGAACTTTATAATACTACTTTTCTTCTAAGAAAAAAAGCAGAGCAACAAAGAAAAAATATAAGGCATGAACGCTATGAATACTTTAGTGGTAAATCCGATCCTGAAGTATACATAGAAAATCCCTTCCCCAAAAAAATTAGAGATAAAGATACTATGCAAAAGTATCTTGATGCAGATGAAAAACTTTCTACAGTATGTTTAAAAATTGATTATTACGATACTATATTAGTATATGTTGAGAGTATATTAAAACAGATAACTAATAGAACTTATCAAATAAAAAACGCAATAGAGTTTATGAGATTTAATGCAGGATTAGGTTAATGAATGAGGAGTTCGAACCAAGTCAAGAATTTGATTATACAGTTAATTTGACCATAGAGGATATTCACCTCTTACATCACTGTGTTTTGAAGAGAATTGAAAATTGGGAAGGATCTCCCGCAAGACATCCAATGGAACAGCAACATCTTTGGTACTTAAGAGACTCGTTGTATAGAATGGTATTAGAATATAAGTTTGAAAATATGTAATAAATATTATTAGATGAATGGGTCTACGTGATTGATACGACTGCCAATCTTGTTATATCTAAATCAAACGAAGTATTTTTAAAGATTAATACAGAACCTCATATAGAATACGAACTTAGAGACCACTTTAAGTTTGAGGTTCCGAATGCAAAATTTATGCCACAGTATCGTGGAAGAAATTGGAACGGAGAGATTCACCTTTACGATATGCGGTCCAAGCAGATTTATGTTGGTCTGTTAGATAAGATTGTATCTTTCTGCGAAAACTATGGATACAGTTATAAGTTTGAAGATAATAAATTTTATGGCACACCATTTGAAGAAAATGATAATATTTCCTTAGAAGGTGTTAAGGACTATATGAATTCTATTTGTTCTCATACTCCTCGCAAATACCAAGTTGAGGGAGTATACGGTGCTCTAAAGCATAACAGAAAGTTACTGATAAGCCCCACTGCTTCAGGCAAATCTTTGATGATTTATTCTCTAGTGAGATATTATGTAGACCGAGGAGAAAAAATCCTTTTAGTTGTTCCGACGACATCTCTAGTAGAGCAGATGTACAAGGATTTTCTTGATTATGGTTGGGATGCTGATTCATATTGTCACCGTATCTATTCTGGTAAGGAAAAAAGTAATGAAGCTCCAGTGACAATTACGACTTGGCAATCTGTATATAAACTAGAGAGATCTTTCTTTGAAGAGTATGGTGTCATTATAGGCGATGAAGCACATTTATTCAAGTCTAAGTCTCTAATACAGATCATGACCAAACTTCATCATGCAAAGTATAGATTTGGATTTACTGGAACTTTAGATGGCACACAGACGCACAAGTGGGTCTTAGAGGGATTGTTTGGACCATCATACAAAGTAACAAGAACTGATGAATTGATGAGACAAGGACATCTTTCTCAACTTGATATTCAGTGTCTTGTACTTAAGCATCCTCCACAAAAGTTTGATGTATATGAGGATGAGATACAGTATTTAATAGGTCACGAACAACGTAATAATTTTATTAAAAATCTATCACTTGATCTTAAGGGTAACTCATTAGTTCTTTTTCAAAGAGTAGAATCCCATGGTGCTATACTCTATGATAAGATAAATAAGAACAAGGGTGACGACCGTAAGGTATTTTTTATACATGGGGGTGTAGATGCCGAAGAAAGAGAAATGGTGAGAGAGATAACTGAAAGAGAATCTAACGCAATTATCGTTGCATCTTATGGAACTTTCTCTACAGGTATCAATATTAAAAATCTCCATAATGTCATCTTTGCCTCTCCAAGTAAGTCCAGAGTCCGTAATCTTCAAAGTATTGGACGAGTTCTTAGAAAGGGAAAGGATAAAGTAAAAGCAACTCTGTATGATATATCAGATGATTGCTCTACAAAAAACAGAAGAAACTACACACTAAATCATTTTATAGAGAGAATCAAAACATATAATGAAGAAAACTTTAACTATGAAATAATCACTATTCAATTAAAGATATGATAGAAGACGATTTTTACTGTACACTTAAATTAAAATCAGGTGAAGAGATATTTGCAAAAGTAGCTGCATCTGAAGAGAATGATAGAACTATGCTATTAGTTTCTAATCCAATCGTTGTTGGAGAAATTAAGAATAAGATAGGAACTGTCGGATACAAAATAGAACCATGGTTAAAAACTACAACAGATGACATGTTCATTCTCAATATGAATGATGTTTTAACTATGTCCGAATCGTCTGATATTGAAATGATAATGATGTATCAAGATTATATTAGAACAGCAAATAAACCGAAAGGAAATAATTCAACGATTAATCGTAAGATGGGTCGTTTAGGTAATGTAAATGATGTAAAAGAGATTTTAGAAAAGATATTTAAAAGTACCTAAGCCATCCCTATGAACCCTAACAGAGTTATTCTATAGAACATTTGATAACTTGTCAAGTATATCTAAAGATGTTATAATCTATAGATATTATGAGATAAATTTATGATTCAATCGGGTATGGCTAAAAGAAAAAGATCCGAACATTATGTCAATAATAAAGAGTTCCTTGCTGCTTTGATTGAATATCGAACATTAGTCGAAATTTCATATAGAAAGAAATTTGGACAGATTCTTTCAGAGCAAGATAAATCAGAGAGAGCAAGAAGGTGGGATACGAAACCACCTATTCCAAGATATGTCGGTGAGTGCTTTCTGAAAATTGCAAACCATCTATCATTTAAACCAAACTTCGTCAATTACATGTTCAAAGAGGACATGATCTCTGACGGAATTGAGAACTGCGTTCAGTATATACATAACTTTAACCCAGAGAAATCCCAGAATCCCTTTGCGTATTTCACTCAAATTATTCATTACGCTTTTCTGCGTCGTATTCAGCGAGAGAAAAGACAGTTAGAAATCAAGAACAAGATTATTGAACGGTCTGGTTACAGCGAAGTGTTTGACGACAACAACACTCTTGACGGATCCAACTACTCAGAGTATAATAGCATCAAAGACGCAGTGCATTCCAAGCTCCGTAATTGATGAAAGTTGCAATCATTACCGATCAACACTTTGGTGCTCGTAAAAACTCTAAGTTATTTCACGACTATTTTCTAAAGTTTTATAATGATATTTTCTTTCCATATTTGGAAGAGAACAATATCAAGGTAGTGATTGATATGGGAGATACTTTTGATAGTCGTAAAGGTATTGACTTCTCTGCACTAGCATGGGCAAAGAATAATTACTACGATAGATTGCAGGACATGGGTATTCGTGTTCATACTGTTGTTGGTAATCACACTGCATATTATAAAAATACTAATGAGGTCAATGCCGTTGATCTTCTTCTGCGTGAATATGATAATGTAACAGTTTATTCGGAAGCAACGGAAGTAAAGATTGATAATCTCAATATACTTTTTATTCCTTGGATTAATCAGGACAATGAGGAAAAGACTTTCAAAGTTATTCAAAATTCAAATAGCAAGTGTGCGATGGGGCACCTTGAACTCTCAGGATTTAGAGCTCATAGAGGCGTCATCATGGAGAATGGTCATGCAAGCGAGTTATATTCAAAGTTCGAGAAGGTCTACTCCGGTCACTATCACACTCGATCGGATGATGGACGAATCTATTACTTGGGCAACCCCTATGAGATGTTTTGGAACGATGTCAATGACAGCAGAGGATTCCACATCTTTGATACAGAAACTCTGGAACATAATCCAGTAAATAATCCATATAGGATTTTTTACAATGTATACTACGAGGATACTGATTATCAAACTTTTGATACCAGAGAATTTTCTAATAAAATCGTAAAGGTAATTGTTAGACAAAAATCTAACATCAAGAAGTTTGAAAAATTTATTGATAAGTTGTATGAGTCCAATGTAGCAGAACTAAAGATTGTAGAAAATTTTGTTATAGAAGAAGCAGAAGATTTTGAAGCATTTGAGTCAGAGGATACTCTTTCCATTCTAAACAGATACATTCAAGAAGCAGAAATAAATCTTGATAAGTCAAGACTCCAAAATTTTATGAGGAAGACTTATCAAGAGGCATGTGAACTGATTTAAAATGTATATTTTAACAATCTATGGAAAGGAAACGGATGGTGCTTATTCTGTAAATGATGAAGATGGTGAACAGATACTTTATTTGTTTGAAGGTGAAGATGATGCCATGAGATATGCTATGATGTTAGAGGAAGATGGAAGTCCCGACATGCATGTTATTGAAGTTGAAGATGATATAATGATCAAGACTTGTGAGATACATGATTACAAGTACACTGTTATTACTAAAAATGACCTCGTAATTCCTCCAGAAGAAGCACATGATTTTATTTGAAAAGGTTCGTTGGAAAAATTTTCTTTCTACTGGAAATCAAAATACTGAAATTAATCTAACAAAACATCCTACCAATTTGATCATTGGTACGAATGGTGCTGGAAAGAGTACATTGCTTGATGCTCTTACATTTGCCTTGTTTGGAAAACCTTTTCGTAAAATTAATAAACCACAACTTATCAATTCAGTTAATGAAAAAGACTGTGTAGTTGAAGTTGAATTTAGCATTGGGAATACTAACTGGAAAGTTATTCGTGGGATCAAACCAAATATATTTGAGATTCATAAAGATGGATCTATATTGAATCAGTCTGCAGCTGCACTTGATCAGCAGAAGTGGCTTGAACAAAATGTTCTAAAGATGAATTATAAGTCTTTCACTCAGATTGTGATTCTTGGCAGTAGCACCTTTGTTCCTTTTATGCAATTGACTGCTACAAATCGTAGAGAGGTGATTGAAGATCTTCTTGATATTCGTATCTTCTCATCGATGAATAATTTGATTAAAGATAAGATTAGAGGATTGCGTGAAGAGATTAAAGTATTAGATCTCAAGAAAGAATCTCTTAACGATAAAGTCAGAATGCAGAAAAACTTTATTGAAGAGTTGGAACTTAGAGGAAAAGAAAATATTAAAAGTAAAGAGACTAAGATTCAAAATATCTTGGTAGAAGAAAATGACTTAATGAATAATAATTCTATTATAGAAGAAGATGTCTTTAAGTTGAATAAAGAAGTTGAATGTGTGACAGGTGCTACTAGTAAACTTCGTAAGTTAGGAAATTTAAAAGGTAAGATTTCTAACAAAGTATCAACTATTACTAAGGAACATAAATTTTTCACAGAGAATACGGTCTGCCCTACATGCACACAGTCTATTGAAGAAGACTTCAGAATAAATAAAATTGAAGATGCTCAAAATAAAGCAAAAGAGTTGCAATCTGGTTATAAAGAACTGGAGGTGGCAATTAAAGAGGAAGAAGAAAGAGAGCGTCAATTCACTGCCCTATCAAAGGAGATTACTTCACTAACACATGGCATTTCTCAAAACAATA